CGCGCCCGGCACCATGCGCGGCGACGTCGTGGTGCAGCGCAACGCGCTCGCGCGCTTCTTCGGGAGCGAGCCGGAAATCACGCGGGATCAATTCGGCAACCAGAACGTGCAACTCGGCTGGCTCGATCGCTTCCTCGGCTCCAGGGTCCAGTACGGACCCGCAACGGACGCCTACGCCTACGCGCGCCCCGCCGCTGGCGGCGGCTCGGTCTCGCAGACGAACCACCTGAGTTTCACCCTCAACGGCGATCCGGAGGCGAACCGGCGCATGATCAACCAGGTGCTCGACGAGCGCGGCGTGGTCGACGCCTCGCACCTTGAGGCCGCCGCCGCTACGATCCCGGGAACATGATCCAGCCGATCGATCGCGTGGCCTTCTTCATCCCCGACGGCGCGGGCGGGACGGACGCGCTCGTCGTCGACGCCTGCGTGAAGGAGGACCACGCGCTCGTCGTCACCACCACGCAGCACCCCGTTGAGCAGGGTTTCGACGTCTCCGATCACGCGCGCCCGGAGCCGCGTTCGCTGTCGCTCGACTGCGTCGTGAGCAACTCCCCGATCGGCCGCTCGCCGCTGTCGGCGAGCGATGCGCTGGCGACGTGGCAGATCTTCATGGACCTCTGGCAGACGCCGCGGCGCATCTCCGTCTCGACCTCTCGCGGCCTGTACGAGTCGATGATCGTGACGAAGGTGACGAACGCCGTCGACGCGAAGACCGCCAACGCGCTCGTGTTCACCGTCGCGCTCGTGGAGATCCGCGTCGTCAAGAACCGCTACAGCCGGATTGTCGTGGCGAAGGACACCCGGGCGCAGCCGAAGCAGAAGGCGGGGCAGCGCACGACGGAAGAGGCTACCCCGCCGGAGAAGTCGTTTTTGGCCGAAACGGTCGACGGCATTTTCCCGTTCTTCAAGGGCGGTCGATAATGGCGCGCCTCCGAGTCAATCTCCCGACACCGATCAACCCGCCGCTCCCCGCCATCGACGTGTCCTACACGCTCGACGGACAGCCCTACGTGCTTTCGTTCCAGTGGGCGGCTCGGTCATCGTCGTGGTTCCTCCGCGTCTACGACGGGACGGGCCAGACCTTGCTCATGGGCGAAACGCGGATCTCCGTCAACTGGCCGTTGTATCTCTCGCGGCCAGGGTCGATGCGTAAGCCCCCCGGCCTGCTTGTGGTCTACGACACCGCCGGCAAGGGCGAGGACCCGCAGCTCGCGACGCTTGGGGGGCGCCACCTCCTGTACTACCTCACCTCCTCCGATCTGCCGGAAGGGTTCTGAGCGATGCCCGCCGAGGTGACGGCCGAGCTGCTCGGGCGGTTGATCCGCGTGACCCTGACGCGACCCTCGGGGAGTTTCTCGACCACGGACCCGAGCGCGAACGCGATCGTCATCGAGGGCGCGAACGGCCCGGGCGAGATCGGGCTGCGCGTCTCCCTCAGGGTCGACAAGACCAATCAGAAGGAGCCGAACAAGGGCGAGCTGACGATCTACAACCTCGCGCCGGCGACGCGGGCCGCGCTCCAGGTGAAGGGCTGGCGCGCGCTCGTCGAGGCCGGCTACAAGGGCACCGGGCTCGCGACGGCGGCGGTGCTCGACATCCGCACGGTCGACCATGTGCGCGACAAGGCCGACTGGAAAACCGAGTTGAAGGGCGGCGACGGCGAGCGGGCGTTCGCCTTCGCGTGGGCCTCCAAGTCGTTCGCCAAGGGCACGACGGTCGGGGAGGTGCTGCGCTACTGCGCGAGCTCGCTCGGGCTGTCCATGGGCAACGCGGACGCGCAGGCGGCCAAGCTCAGCCAGGCGCTCTACGGCGGCTGGACGGTGCACGGGACGGCCTCGGCCGAGCTCGACCGGATCTGCAAGGCGGTGGGGCTCATGGCGTCCGTCCAGGACGGCGTCATCCAGGTCTTGGCGCCGACGGAATCGGTGGCGCAGTCGGTGCCGCTGCTCACCCCGGATACGGGCCTCATCGGCTCGCCGGAGATGGGGTCGCCAGCCGAGGCGAAGAAGCAGGCCTCGTTGAAGTTCAAGTCGTTGTTCCTGCCGCAGCTCCGCCCTGGCGGGCGCGTGCGCATCAAGAGCGCCCGCTACGATGGGATCTTCCGGCTGCTCAAGGTGCAGCACTCCCTCGATACCCACGGCGACGACTGGTACTCTGACTGCGAGAGCATCGCCGACGGGACCGTCCGAGCCGCATGAGCACCCCCGAGACCACCGCCAGCGTCCGCCGCCCCGAAGTCTCCGAGCTGCTCCTGCGCGCGGCGGCGGCGGGGGCGGCCACCGTCCACGTCTCCATCCCGGCGAAGGTGAACGTGGTGAGGACGGATGGGAGCGGGAACATCGTCGACGTGGACTGCGAGGTGCTGGTCCACGACTGGCGGTTCAACGAGGAGGGGGCGCGCGTCATCGCGCCCGTCGCGATCGTGCCGCACGTGGCGGTGGCGACGCCGGGCGGCGGCGGGCAGCGGCTCACCATCCCCATCCAGGCCGGCGACCTCGGGCACCTCGTGTTCTTCGAGCGGAGCGTCGACCGCTACATGGCGGGCTCAGGGGTGGCGGTCGACCCGCAGCTCTACAGCCGGTTCAACCCGACCGACGCGACGTTCGTGCCGGGGCTGCGGCCGTTCGGCTCGCCCTGGTCCTCCTGGCCGTCGGACCACGCGACGCTCGGGGCGGACACCGGCGTACAGATCCACTTCCGCCAGAGCGTGATCACCGCTGGCGACGAGAGCGGGAGCAAGGCGGTCGGGCTCCACGGTGACGAGGTGGACCTGGGAACGTGGACGGTCACGCCCGGCGCAGGACCTCTCGCGGGGGCGATCGCGTCGATCAGCATCGTGCCGCCGGGCGGCGGGGCGCCCATCGTGCTCTCGCCGACGTCGCCGGGCCCCGTCTCGCTCAAAGGTAAGCTCGTCGCGTCGGCCACGCAGTTCAAGGCGAAGTAGCCAGGTCCCGCGCATCCGCGTGGTACGCTCGCGCTCGTGCCTATCCGCGACATCCTCCTCGACAGGAACGGCAACCGCGTCGTCCAGGGCGGCGACTACCTCCTCGCCGACGGCGCGCAGGCGGTGGAGCAGGGGATCCAGTGCCGCGTCGGGCTGGTCAAAGGGGAGTACTGGCTCGACGAGAGCCGGGGCGTGGATTACTTCGGCGTCGTCCTCGTGCGCAACCCGGTGCCCGCGATCGTCCAGGGCGTGATCGGCAGCGCCATCGCCGAGACGCCTGACGTGACGCGCGTCGGCGCCGTCTCCTACACGCCGCCCGATCCGGCCACGCGCCGGGCGGCGGTCTCGTACAACGCCACCACCACCGCGGGCCCGATCACGGGCTCGGTCGGAGTCCCTGTATGAGCACGCAGATCACCGAGGCCGGCCTCCAGACCGACACCGCGATCGAGATCAAGGCGCGGCTCGACACCGGCTTCAAGAACATCTTCGGCGCCGAGATCGGGACCGAGCCCGACGGCAGCGTCCCGCCGGCGACCTCGATCGGGCAGGAGATCGCGCTCATCACCGACGGCCTCTCCGGCAACGCCCAGGCGCTCCAGGCCGTCTACGCCGCCTTCGATTCCGACGAGGCGGTCGCGCCGCAGCTCGACATCCTGTGCGCGCTGACGGGCACGCGCCGGAAGGAGGCCGAGGCGTCGATCGTCTGGGAGATCCTGCGCGGCACGGCGGGCACCCTGATCCCGCAGTCGTCGGCCCTCAGCGTGACGGGGACCGGGGAGCGATTCGACCTCTACGGCCCGACGCTCGCGGCCCCGGGCGGGGTGACGCTGGCGGTGCCGGCGGCGAGCTGGGCGGCCTCGACCGACTACGCGATCGGGCAGTTCGTGAAGACGGGCGGCCGCTGCTACGTGTGCATCACGGCGGGGACGACGGGGCTCGTCGCGCCGTCGGGCACGTCGACGGACCTCCCGGGCCAGGGCGCCAACAACTACACCGACGGCACGGTCCATTGGGCCTACCTCGGCGCGGACACGATCGGCGTCGCCTACGCGCCCTTCAAGGCCGAGAACACCGGGCCGATCCAGGCGAACGCGGGCGCGCTCGTCACGATCGCCACGCCCGTCGCCGGGTGGACGTTCGCGTACAACCTCGCGGACACGGCGACGCTGCCGAACACGACGGGGCGGCACGTCGAGACCGACGCGGACCTCCGGGCGCGGCGGCTCGCCGAGCTGCAGGGCCTCGGGGGCGGGCCGGCCGACTCGATCCGCGCCTACCTCCTCGCGCAGACCGACGTGGAAGCGTGCTCGGTCTTCGTGAACGACGACGACATCGCGGCGGTGATCGACGGCGTGACGCTGCCGCCGCACTCGGTCGACGTGCTGGTCGACGCCTCGGGCCTCGCCGACGAGACGATCGCGCTCTACGTGTGGCAGGCCGTCGGCGCCGGCATCAAGACGAGCGGGAACTACGGGCCGATCACCATCACCGACGCGAGCGGGAACCCGCAGGAGGTGTACTTCTCGCGGCCCGAGGACGTGCCGATGCGGGTGCGGGCCTCGATCCGGTACGACGCGAACGTGTGGAGCAGCTCGACGGCCGAGACCGACGTGAAGAACGCGGTGGTGGCGGCGCTCCGCAACTGGCAGCACACCTACCCGCTCGGGCTGGACTTCCGCGCCACGCCGGTGTCGACGGCGATCTTGAAGGGGCCCTACGCGGTCGACAGCGGGGGCGCGCCGATCGTGCCGGCGCCGGCCGGCTCGCCCTCGATCCCGGGGCTCTACGAGGTGCGCAACTACAACGACGTGGACGGCACGCTCCCGTGGATCGGCAAGACGGCCGACGGCGCGCCCACCACCTCGACGGCGGT